TACGACATCATTAGTAAGAGTGCCAGCAGCTTGTAAATATATTGTAGTAGTAGTTGCTACTGTTACAATTGCATTACAAGACAGTGATGCAAAGTTATTAGCAACGCTTGCATGATAATGTTGTGTACTTGCATAATGAGTTGTTCCAGTAGAAATTCGTAGATTATAATTACCAGCTGTTGTTGTTGTTCTTCCTAGTGTTCCAGTACCCATTAATAACCAAGTACCAGCAGTAAGAGATACGCTAGCACAATTATAATAAGTATTGGCACTTGTTAAAGTAACATCAGCTGCAGCAAAATTACTTACGCTATTTAAATTAGGATATCCACTCAATGATGAATAGTTACCTGATGTAGCTACCGCAGCAAGACCAGTAATGTCACTGGTCGTATGAGTATGTACTAAATCTGCTTTACCATTTAAAGCGGTTGGTTTAACTGCGTTATCTGCAACTTGAAGCGCATCATTTGCAGCTTTGGTAGCAGAATCTGTAGATGATTTAACATCTAAGAGTTGTTGAACAGAAGAAGCAAGCAAACGCTGCAACTTCTTATTCAACAAAGTTTGTTGCTGTAGTTTGCTGTTTAAATTCATTATGCAAATACTCTATAGGGAATTGCGGGAGGCGGATCGACCTGTGGAAGAGCAGCAATTTGCTCTGCAGTCAGATCAATAGTTACTCTAATATTGGTGTGAAATCTTGAATCAGTAGTTGGTGCTACCACTTCCTGTCCATTTTCATCCCATTGACCACCTTTGGTAATAGAACCAATGTAATCCACATAGACTCCAGAAACTGGAAGTTTAACTTCCTGCTCATCTATGGTATAAGTTTCTAATAAAGAAGCGGATAACAAAGCTTGTTCCATTTCTTCTTTTGTATTTGCGCGGAGTAGGTAGTCCATGTCTTTATCCTGTGGTGAGGCTCTGGAGTTGGGCGTTGGGGAGGCTGGTCGGCCAGTACTTGAATGAACGGATGTGGATTGGGAAGTATTGCGTATCACTAGCAGACGGATCTTGGTGAAACAGCAAACGAGTTGGCGTTTGCATAGTTCCAGTTCCGCTTCCTGTCGTGATTGCCCCGTTGTTCACGCACATGGCAATCGCTTGACCGCTGTTGGACAACGCGAAAGCAAACTTGGTAAGTACTGGAGAAGCGGGTCTTGAGATTGATTGGCTGATAATCTGTGTTGGTGCTGATGTCCATGTATCAACAAATAGTCGCGGATTTGTTCCACTCGAATTGTTGATTAGGTTGCGGATGACTCGCACCGGGGTTTCGGTATACATTCCCCATGCTGCCAGAAAGGAGGTTGTATTCGTTTCTGCCGCGACATCCATACTCAACGCAAATGTTCCAGCCGTCTGGTTCCATTGCATTGGAGTGATGTCAAGAAGCGACATCTTGTCCGCATTCCTCGTCACCGTACTTGCCCCGGTCGGAATGTACGAGGATGCACCAGATCCTTCTTCCATTTGTGGTCCCCACCAATCTGCATAATTGTTTAGTTCGCCATTGACTGATCCACCAAGACCTGCAAAATAACCTGTGATTAAATTACCAGATGTAATACCGCTGGTTACAGTTGCAGAAATGCGATACCATCCATTGGGATATGCAACAACGCTTGCTCCAGTGCTTCCAGTAACATAGGTTATGGAACTTGGATTTGTTGCATTGAAGTAGAATCGTAGTAGAATTGTTGCGGTTGTTGCGTTTCTTACAGCAATGCTAGTAAGAGCAGAAGAACTACTTCCTGTTAATGTTCCATTCTTGAACCAAATGGAAAATGTACATGAAGTAGCGTTCATCGTCACACTCTGCTGCATCGAACATGTCGCTCCGCTATTTGAATTAACCGTAAACCGTGATGATGTAGATGTTCCATCTGGCGAAGTTGCACCAGTTCCAAGCGTGTATCCACCTAATCCCCAATAACTACCAGTAGTAGCAATTGGGTTGCTATATCTAAAGAGATTGGTGGCTTGACCTTCAATTAACAATCCGCGTGGAGTCAGAGTGGTTGGATCATAATCAAAGCGGGGAGAGTTTATTGCTGCACTTTCAACAAGACCACTGGCATTAATGAGTGTTCCGGTTGTACTACGCGTAAATGTTAAACGAGGATCAAGGACTTCAGTAGTGAAATCTAAGGATAATGTAGAACCATCGCCACCTTCAATTGGAAGACTGCGATTTCTTTGTGTTCTCCATTCAGGTGGATCTAATGTCCAAGATCTAAAACGATGCATTATAATACTCCGTAGAAAGCGTTAGCTGCGTTTGCTGTTTGTGCTACTCCAGCTGAACCAGCTGAAGTAACAAACTCAAGTTCAATGTATTCGCAACCAAGCGCATCAACTACAACAAAAGCTGTATCTGTAACTGTTGTTGCATTATAAATTTTACCATCACCAAAGTTCTTAACAATGGTCAGGGGAACTCTAAAGTCACTTGCGCTATTGACTGTTATTGCGTTTGTTCCAATTGTTACAGTACCTTCAAAAAGACACTGAGGAACCCAACCAATATGAACATTAGCTGAGTTAACAAGTTTATTCCAACCAGTTACTTTAAACTTTGGAGCAGTAATACCTGTCTTAAATACTGGAATAATCTTCAAATAGTTTAGAGAAGTACCACCAAGTAAAACACCACCAGCTGTAATCGTTGGTAAAGCTGTTGTTGTAGTTGGTAAGTTATTGGAATAAGTGGAAGCACCCATTACACTTAAGTTATTAGTAGCATAAGACGCTAGTTTAACTGACTCTTGCATAGTCTTAAGCTGCGTCATTGTATGTGTGTGAATCATTAATTGTCCTTTAAATTTAAGAGACAGATATTGTCAATAATTGTGAGCATTGCAAACCATCAACACTATTAGATAAAGCGAGACTAAATAATCCTGTGGCTGTTCCTGTTTGAGCACCTAATTGAAAAGTATCACCATCGGTAAAGGTAACTACTGTGTTTGTTTTTTCAGCAAAGGAAACCCAACTACCTCCATTTTTTCGGTAGTACAGAATAACATTTCTAGGAAGAACACCTGATATTAAGTCCCATTTAAGTTGTACAGGTTGATAAGTATTTGTGATTGTAACAGCATCTCTAATAGGATTAAGTACTGTTAAAGTACTTAGGAATACTAAATCAGAAGGTTGCCATATAATATACTGCAATGCTGGGATATAACCATTTATATCGACTATTCTATTATGGGTTGAACGCCAAAAGGGAGAAATAAAAGACCAAGTTCTATTACGATGCATTTCACTTTTTCTTTTTCTTTCTCGTTGGAAGTTTAGCTCCCTTTGGTGTTTCTTTAGACCAACGGGCTGCAATCTTTGGATGGACTGCGTACATAAACTTACGCTGTTGTTTTGATTTGAATGGCATTATTCCCACCTTACTTGCTTCCCGCTTTTTTTGGCGCGAACGCCCTTGGCGGTACACATTGACTTGGTTGGGCGACATGCAGGATACTTCCTGCTTTTGTCGCTTGCGCTTTTACGACCACATGGTTTACCTGTCTTGCAGTCGATCCAACCTTTTCCGTTGTTTCGTGCAAACCAGCCATGCAATCCTTTCTTTTTCTCAAGAGAGAAGTCGGCTTTCTTTTTTTTCTTAGCCATTATTTCTTCCTCTTAGATTTGTTACCCCACTTAGCAGCACCAACTTTACGGCACTGAACCATAGCACCTGAAGCATAAGCAGAGTGCTTTTTATAGCGAGACATTACTTTTTTATAACATGCGTCTTTAGCCATTACTTCTTACACTTTCTGCCCTTTGGACATGACTTCTTAGAACCACCGGGACCAGCCCAGAGATCCTTGCAAGCCCAATATTGAGCACTTAGTTTGTTCTTGGCAGAGCCGCACTTGTGCCTTGCACGGAAAGATTTACGGGCAGCAGGACTATAGTTGTGTCCATAACCTGTTGCTCCATAATGAATAATTTTTTCTTGACCATTAGCACAAGCTTTTACCACACGCTTCTTGGCTGGGTTAGGAGACTTGCGTGGTTGGTTGCAAGGCATACTAGCTTTGTTTACTTTTTTAGCCATCATTAACCTCCTGTAAATGCTGACATATCAGCACCTGAGTTTTGTAGGACATTCATAATACCTTGTCCACCATTCTGAGCTAGGTCTTGCTGACCAGCAGTTACTGCTAGATTGCCTAGAGCACCAGCTACAGCCTGACCACCAGATTGCATTGCTTGTTGCTGCATCATCATCTGCTGCTGTTGCATCTGCTCTCTCTGGATATCTTCAGCTGAGCGTACCCAATTACGGGCATCAAAGCCAAGAGAAGTAATAAGTGCTCTTGCGTATTCATCCCACTTGAAAGACATTGCTGCCTGTTCTGGTAGGTTTCGTACCATTTCACCCATCTGCATAAGCTTCTGGAGATCTGTATCACGGCTAAGAGCCTGTAGACCAGTAATTACTTCTGTGGTAAGTGAGCCTTCAGCATCAAAGAACTGCTCATACATTCGCTGATCTAGTTCTTCGGCTTCAATCATTAAGAAAACTGAACGCTTTACAATAGGTTCCATAAGATCTCTGGCAATAGCAGAGAATGCCCCGCCTAGAACTGTCTCAAGTTCTGAGCCAATCATTCTAACAGCAGTCGCAGTAACACGGTCGCCACTAGGAATAGAAGCACTAGACATTAAGAAAGCTTGACCGATCTCACTACGCATAGTTTGAACGGCAGTTTGAGCAGCACCAATCTGTGGATTCATTGTCTGTGATGGAGACAGGACGAATACATCCTGTTGTCTTACAGGAACCCATGAACCATTGGTAGAATCGGCAATGTCATCTACTTCGGTAATGCCGGATGGATCAATACACATCCAGAAAGCGGAAGCAGCAGCCATGCCATCAAGCATTGCCCGTGTATAACCGTCAAGACTTGAGAGATCTCCTAGGATATCTTCGCAGTGCGACCTTCCGTAGTTTTCTCCGGGTATGCCATACCACCGTAGGACCGTCACAGGACAAACTTCGTAGACACCTTCCGCTAGTACTGAACCATCGGAGTCTTCTTTTTTGTACTTCCATACATTATCCTCTTTTAGATACTGACAGTAGGTAGTCTTATAACCTTTTTTAGCAGATTGAGGAAGCGAGTAGTGATAACTAATTACTTCTGGATCTACTAAATCGTATTCAATATGAATGATTTCATTTACATCTCCAGCTACGGTACGCTGAACCACATACTGATCCAAGCGGGTAACACGGAATTTAAAATCATCCATCTCATGTACCAAGCAATCTCCAACAACAATTAAGTTTTGAATAGCTTGATAGATTGTTTCTCGTAAATTAGTACCAATAAGCTTGCGATAAACTTGATAGCTCATTGTTTCTAAATACTGACCAATTTCTGCAGTAGGTTCTACACCAGACCGCAGACCAAACTTAAAGAATGGAGTATCATTTAAAGGCATCATTGCCGAAAGCATTCGGCTTGCTAAAGAAGTTACTCCTCTAGCACCAACAGAGGATGTTGGCTGTGGTAGTTCCATTTCTTCAGTCCACCCTTCAGGGGGAAGAAGACTAGGAATTGTAAGAGCAGAACATAGTCTTGCTCTGTATAACTTGGATGTTCGCATAGCATCCAACATTCGGAAGCGATCAACTAGATTACCTGTCATTGATAGCTCCTTACTGGTTATTCATACCGTTATATAGTGAAGAATAAAAATCTAATGTGCGAACATTAGTACCTTGAATACCCTGCATCTGAGTTTCTTCAGCTTGAGCCTGTGCTTCTAATATAGCTTCTTGCTCAGCTTGTGATGCTTCTTGAATGGCTTGTTCTTCTTGAGCCTTAAGTTGTTCTCTTTCGGCTTTTTCTCTAGCAACTCTTCTAGTTTCTGCGTCTTCAGCAGCTTTTCGTCGCTCTTCTTCTTGTTGTTTCTGGAATTCTCTTTCTTCTGCCATCAGCTTTTGCTGCTCAGCAAAGGTCATTCCACCACTAATCTTTGGTGATCCACCCATATTACTTTCCTCCTTGCTGTTGTTTGAGGACAGCTTTCAGTTTGTTGACAACCTCTATCTGTCCTGCTCTGAACGCAGCTTGCCTAGCAAACTGTAGTTCATTAACATCGGGATTATATTCTAGAGGCTTATAAAGTTCTTCCAGAATCTTTATTAATTCTGGGTCGATTCTCGGAAACTTTTCTAATTTCATTTGTTAGTTCATCTAGCTTAGCATAGATGTCTTTAAGCATAAGCTTTACTTCAGGCATATCAATACCAGAAGAAAGCATTAATTTTGTTTTTGCTGATTGAATGTTTGTTACCATAGTTTATAGCCTAGCTATTTGTTCCTGTATAGTCTTTATATTAGCAGCAATTCCTTTTTTATTTTTAGCAAGAGAAGCTATATTTTTTTCTAGATCTTTTGTATATCTCTCTGCATAGGTTTTTTGTAAAGTAGGCGAAGACATGAAACGAGTTGTTTCAATAGCCGTTGTTAATTTTTTCTTTTCGGCTGATTCTGCTGCTGATAACTTTACAGAATAAATAGGTTTTGTTTTTTTACTTCGCAGATCATAAGCATAAGTTGTTTTTCTACTGCTTCTATTAGCTTTATTCCATCTAGCAAGTCCACTAGGTGTATTAAGATCTACTTGATCATACTCATACTTAACAGAGTTTAGTTGAATATCTGATAAATAATTGTTCAATACATCTTTCTTTGCTACTTCTTTTTCATTAGCCAAAAATTCTTTAATAGCTTTATTCTGTCTTTCAAGAGCACGGTTATTTTCTTCTACTTCACTAATTTGCTGTTCTGTTTTTTGTTTTGCTACTTGTTCAGGATTAAAAACATAAAAAGCAGTGTCAGTTTTTGAGCTTGTAGTGACATCATTTCCAAAGGTAAACCTAATATCTTTTATAGGAGAAAATTCTTTATTATAAATATCGGTGTATCTAGGAACTTCTTTTTTTTCTAGTCTTTCAGTACCTGTTTGTTTAAAGTATTCTTCTTCTCCTATAGCAGTATAGTCTAAAAGACCAGCTTTAATCGTGTTTAATACTTTTTCTTGTTTAGTTAGTTCTGAAGTATGGTATTCTAAATAAGTATTATATGTATTTAATTGTTGATTAAGTGCATCTAATGTAGCCATGTCTTATCCTTTGAGATCTATAATCTCACACGCACCAGCAGTGCATGCCATTGTATGAGAGGATGTTGTTGTATCTATCTTTTCATAGAAAGATAGGTTATTAAAATCGACAGGAGCCATTACATACGAATCGTATGTTTCTTTGGTAATTGCTTCAAAGGGAGCCTGAGCATAAACATGGTCAGACTTTGGCAGGAAGGAGATACCAGAGATCTTATCAAAGTTCTCCCATACCCATTGTCCTACTGGCATAAACTCACTATCAGAATAGTTGACGGTAATGCTTGGCTTATGCTGACAGTAATACTCCTGATAGGCAAGCCACAGATTAAGGTGGTCGATTGCCTGTAGTTCATCTTGGGTAAGAGAACCTGATGGAGCAGACTGAGCAAAGGTGAATACTGCTGTTGAATCTGGATTCATTACACAGTCTTCTACCATAACCTGAGCATCACGCATTAGCTGATAGATAGGATCTTTCTTGTCGATACGAACTCTACGATAATAATGCTCGGCATATCGTGGATGAAGACCACTGGCTGAGTTAGCCAAGCAAGAGGTTGTTCCCTCTGGCTTGATGCAAGTAATTGACTTGCTTGGGTTGACACCCAACTGCTTAGCCCAATCAAGGTTTGTCTTGATAGCGATCTCACGGAGATTCTCAAGAACATGCTTGAGCTTTCCATAACCAAGAATGCCAGACATTAGCTTGTTATCAAAGATGCCTGTCATGGATACACCAAGCAGTCTTTCCTCTTCACAATTCTTTGTCCATGAAGAGTCTTCACGGGAAAGATATGGGAAGTGAGTGAACATGCTTTGGATTGTACCGATGATTGTAGCCATCTCAATCTTCTTAGCTAATGTCTCAGGTGTGTCTGAAGCGCGGACCACAACGGTCGATAAGTTGCAGAACTGATTAGGTCTGAGAATAATCTCAGAACAAGGATTGGTCCCATAGTGTACATTAACATCACGACCAGCCTTGGCTGCAATAGATCTCATCGCATCACGGTTGCAGATACCGCGCTCTCCGCTGTGAGAGTTGTACAGATCAGTCCACTCCTCTAGGAATTGTCCCATTGAAGGGCGACCATTGTACACAGCGGAATTATTGGCTAGGGCGCGGTGTCCTGATGATTCCCACCAAGCACCACTCTTGCATGTTGCCATCTCACGATCCGCGAGATCACTAAGTGAAATCATTGCTGAGCGGCGAACGCCACCAACGATAACTGACTGAGCAATCTTACAGCAAATGTCGTGACACTCAAGCGGAGTGAGTCTGCGTCCCTGAGCCTTGTAGAATGTCTGAACGACAAAGCGGAATACTTCCTCAAGCGGGGCAGGACCGCTTGCGCGTCCTCCGAAAGTCTTGAGCTTTTCTCCAGCCTTGCGTACTTTACTGGTGTCCCACTTAAGGTGTACACCCTTGTAGAGATTGTCAATTAATTGGTGGAGTGAATCACACCAACCTTCTCGACTATCTTCTACAAACATAACATTGTCAAACATCTTATGAATAGTAGGAATAGTTGGCATCTTGTCTGTGCATCTACGCTCAACAGTATAACCAACACCAGTACCACACATAAGAATATACATTAGGTTGGAGAATGCTTTTGGTGAGTCAATCTCCAGATAAGAGCAATTGTATAGTGCTGTATGATCGCGGTCCAAAGCTGGCCCTGCGGTCATAAGCCCACGCATTGAGGGTAATACCTCAAGATTTAGAATTGCATCACGAATATCAGGTCGTGAAGTTAGGGTAGGAACTTTGGTTGTAAAGTAATTCCACCAACGGTCCACAGTTTCGTCCCAAGTTTCACGACGAGATTCAGAATCCATCCATCGACTATAACGAGAGATGGCAATAAAGTTTTGAAATGTATCCATATCTGTCCTTCTTAAACGGCTAGTTAATTATAAACCTGTGCTTCCAAAACCACCAGTTCCTCTTACAGTCTCTGGAAGTTTATCGACAGAGATGAATGGGAATTGAGTAACAGGCAGGAAAACAATCTGTGCAATACGATCACCCTTATTTAATGCGACAATCTCATATGAGTTGTTTACCAAGGATAGTTTGATTTCACCCCGGTAATCTGAGTCGATCACACCGACTGAGTTTCTTAGGGTAACACCCTTGGTAGCCAAGCCAGACCGTGGAAAGACAAGTCCAACAAAGCCTTCTGGAATAGCGATAGATACACCAGTAGCAACAAGGTAGCTAGATCCGGGCGACAGGGTAATATCAACAGCGATCTTTAGATCAGCCCCGGCAGAACCCTTAGTCTTATACTCTGGTTTACACTTGTCATCTAGGAGAACCATAGGGATACTATCTGGTCTATGGGTATAAGTAGAAGTGTTGTAATTATTGTTATCAGCATAGACAGCTGAGTTAGTATCATAGCAAGTAACTTTAGTATCCATTAGTATCTCCTAGGGTTTGTTCTTCAGTAGCCCCAACTATTGGGCAGAATAATTTTATCTGCTTTTTAGCCTTGTCGTACTCACCATTCCGTAGGATGCGGACAGACCTAGCCATAGCCAAGCAGTAATCATAGTCGTATTTACCGCCATCTGCGGTTTTAGCTTGGTCATAGGCTGCTAACACAGCAACCGACCAGTTTCGGGGGTGGACATATTTAAGCCATTTCTCAGCTTTAGCTGGCCCCCACTTCCAGATACCGGGAATATTATCAGTCGTATCCCCTGTAATCCACTGCTTGTGGAAGTTGTAATCAGCTGTATACTGATCCACAATATCTGGTGTATGTTCCTTATCTGGATTCCAATGCCATCCCGGTACAGACCGAAGATCTTTGTCTATGGTCACGGCAATCCCCTTACCAGAGGAAGCCATAAGTCCCATAATATCATCAGCCTCTAACCTTGGCACTGTCAGAATGTCATGCTCATGGATAAGTTCAAGAGCATAGTCCATGCTTTCGGGGGTCTGCTTGCGGACATCCCGGTGAGCCTTGTATGGCTCCCAGAAGTCACGCCTGTAGTTGTCCTTGCGATTGCATGACATAGCAATGTAAACCTTCTTTATTCCCATCGGTGTCCAAGACTTGACATCGTGAGATAGTCGCTCTTCTAAATATTCAACACCCTCTTGGTCTGCCCAGAAAGCAGCGCGATAACATAGGATGTCTCCATCCAGAACAGCAACATCAGGTCTTTCCATTATCCTTCTCCTCATCTATTAGTTTCAAAATATCTTGAATGATTTGTTCTTCGTCTGGTGTTCTATCCTCACGGGATGCTTGACAAAGCTCACAAGTACATAAGTTACCTAGCAATCCTTCGGATAGAATATGAAACCATTCCTCAAACTTCTGGGTTGCTTTAGCTTTGTATTGCTTTTCAGTACCGTTGTTGTAGAGAACATAATCAAAAACTTCTGTATAATTCTTGTCGTTAAGTTCCATTGAATTAGCTAAAGCTTCGGATTCATGTGTTCTCCACTCAGCTTTTGCTTCTGGTAGTTCACGACTTCCTGCTGCTACAAAGACTGTTAGTGCTCGTAAATCACGGGCAGCAGCAACCTCATTCATGTATCGACAATCATCAACAATGACTACCTTCTCATGCCAAGTATCAGGATCAGCTTCAAGAGCTGCTTTTTCTTGCTCATACATTGTGGTAATCTTTTCACGGAAACGCTTAACCCAATAGTCTGGGTCTTTGGATCTCATGTCAGAACCTAGTGTTTGGCAGAAAGCTCTATACTCTTCTGGATTTTTATCTTTAGAATATCCTTTAGCTTCTGCTTCTTGCTTAAGTGCATTAGCAAAAGGAAGGACTACGGGAGTGTACCCTTCGTTATAGGCATACTCACTTAGCCACTTGGCTAGAGTGGTTTTGCCCACACGGGCCTTTCCACCGATCATTATTATCAGCATGTAAACTCTCCCATAGTTCCTTTGGACTGAAAAGATCAGGGACATCCCAACCTTTAAACTTTAAATAATCACAGATAAAAGTTACGCAACTGGCTGGTTTCTTCATACCAAAGAAACGACCGACTGCATAATAAAAAATCATCTTAACTGCACTGATCTGCCGATACTTCATAAAGAACTGAAAGTCATTAGAAGATAAATCTAGATCGCCTATATCATACTCATAATACTTTTCTACTTTCAGTTTAGAAAGAGCAGCAACTTTTACAACTTCAGCAGCTTTACCGTCAATAACAATTACAGCCATTGGCGGTTCTGTATTAAACTCAAGATGAGCGTGAGTATGCTTTGCATTAGTAAGTACACGAATAAAAGTATAACGCCACGATTGTACTGGCTTAAACTTATAGAAACAAATTTTAGTATTAACTCTCATAAAAAATTGGCATCCCCAAATATGTTGCTAGTGCATGTTCAACTCTAGCTCCCTCTGAATGCTCCCATCCATGCAACATCACCATAGCATTGCAATTTAGAATAGCATTGAGGTCGCGCTTCATGCAGGACCGTAAATGTTCTTTAGAATCTTCAGCTGTTGCTGGATCAAATCCTTCATCCTCATCCATACGGGCGGGATTATAAATCTTTTCAATCATTGGGTTCTTTACCCACTTTTTCTCTGCGTTATAGAACGCATCAAAGTTATGGTTCGGGTATCCCCGCATAGGACCAGCAATGTACATAGTAAGTGAACTCATATTACTCCTTAGTGGGTTTCTGCCCAATTATTACCGATGCGATACTCAGCATCAATACGAATGTTAAGATTAAGCTGCTCACCAGCAGCCGTTGCAGCAGCAGTCACAGCCTTGCCAAACTCATCGGCAACAGACTTGGGACAGCTATACTGCAACTCGTCGTGGATATAAGCCAGCTGCTTGGCGTGTAACTGCGCCGCTGCTTTGCTAGCCTCAACCATCCAGTACTTCGATACGATGGCTCCTGAGCCTTGCAGGAGCGTATTCAGGGCAGCGTGTTCGCTGCGGACAGGAACACTCCTACCATCAGGAAGTCTAACCTTACCTGTCTTAATTGTTTCATATCGAACAGCGTCCTGTACTTTCGCAAGTGCAGGGATTTCTTTCTGGAACCGATCACGCAATTTACGGGCAGCATCAACAGAGCAGTCACATACCATAGCAATCTTCTTGTCGCCAGCCCCATAAAGGTAAGCGTAGATGAATGACTTGGCAAGCGAACGGCTAGACAAACCAGCAGCGTGTTGATTGTGTGTATGAATGTCACCAGTAAGTAGTACCTTAGCATACTCACCATTGTCATACTTAGCCATGAAGTGGGCAAGCATGCGCAGTTCAAGACCAGACAAGTCAGCACCAACCAAAGTCTCGCCAACATCTGGAACCCATAATTCTCTTGCACGATGGTCGCCACTTACCTGAGCAATGTTAGGTTGGCTGTGGGTACAACGACCTGTAGCAGCACCTTGTGCATTAATACCACCGTGGATACGATGATCTCTGCTAGCTGTTACACGGGTGTTCCAATCTTCAACCATACCCATAAGCTTAACAGTATTGAAGTACTCAGTTAGCTTCTTTGCTTCGGGATATTCAAGAGTAGCAAGTACTGACTCGTCTACCTTTGGATTTCCCTTGTCTGTCAGGGGTGGCTTCCATCCATACTTTTCAGTTAGGCGGGATGCAATCTGCTGTCGGCTACCGGGATTGAAGGTTTCAATCTTATCTTTTAGTCTCTTGCCCGTCTTTTCGGAATGACGGATGATGATCTTATCAGGAAAGATCTCACGCATTTCATCTTCAATACCAAGCTTCTCAAGCATAAGTTCTTGATACAACTTGTCTCCTGCATTACTGTCATAGTTAAATCCATGCTCTACTTGCTCCATTAGAACTTCAGATACTCGGCTCTCAAAGCGAACCAATTCCTTGTTCTTAGTAATAAATTGTTTTTGGGCTTCATAGATAGCCATGCCTAGTCTGGCATCCTGCAAGCAGTAAGTACCCATCTCATCTGAGTACTGCGCCCATCCACCTGTATAATCCATCTTAGGGAACTTAAGATACTTGCCCCAAGAAGCCAGAGAGTTGTCACCTAGCCGGTGATTGTTGATGTCTGGATGCATCAACTTGCTGATAACGAGCGTATCAACAATACATTTTGGTCGCGCCATCCCGTACAGTCTACGCATTACGGGAAAATCGTAGCCCCAGATATTATGTCCGATAATTACGGGCATCTCACTGAGGTACTTGATCAGATCTTTCATCTGATGTTCTAGCCAAAGAATAGGTTCTTCGTCATTGACCTTGGTAGCGGCGCACAGAATTCGAGTAGCCTCTGTATAAGGCTTACCCTTGCTGTCAAGGATTAGTTCACCAAGTCCGTTACCTTCAATATCAAGGACGCATACCTTCATTTAATTCTCCTCTGGTTCAAAGACAATAGATCCATCCTCTGCCATAGCAAAGCCGATCTCTTTCAAACGACCAGTAGTATGGTCATAGAATAGTGTTGCTGCAATACCAGCCCGACCTGTCAGGCGATTCTTGAGAACACGAACAATTGTAGTATTGGCAATCTTGTGGTCTGTGTTCTGGCGATCACGCTCAAGGGCAATGACTGTGTTAGGTACACTAGCCAAAGCACCGGAGCCACGCAGATCTTGCAAAGTAATTCGATCACCCTCTTCATAAGCCTTCTCCGATTTCTTAAGCTGAGATACAATGTCAATATGAACACCAGTTCGGACAGCCAATGCTCTCAGTTCTTTCATAAGAGTGTCGATGATGATTCGCTCTGAGCCACCACCCTCAACATCCTTATCATTCATACCCATTAGACCAGCGGCTGCTGCTGTAATATGATCTAGTACAATAACCTGAACACCAAGAGATACAGCCATGAACTCCATACGAGCAAGAAGATTCTGCATAGCGTTGTTGCCAAGATGATCGTAGATATAGAAGTTAGTTTCACTAAGCTTACGCTTAGCAGTATAATATTCCTCATCAGTTAGATCATCAATCATCTGCATATTGATAGGATTCTTACCCATCTGTACTCTCAGCTCATTCATCATGCGGCAAGCACGGATAGCCCGGACAGGCTTGTTAAGCATCAGACTAATCATGTCATCCATTGTCTCCTGCGGAGATTCCTCAAGCATGATACAACCTACGCTACGACCCTCTGAAAGATGGTGCATCATAAGTTCACGGAGGATGGTAGACTTTCCTGAGCCAGTACCAGATGCCCATAGGCTAATCTCTCCACCACGCTGTCCAATCAGAAACTCTGATAGACCATCGTATGGAAAGGGATATACCTTACTGTTTGTCATAGTCTCTGATGCATCTACAATCTTAGAGATATGTAGGATCTCATCTGGAGAATACTGGTGGGCTTCCCAGATCGCAGACACAAGCTGCTTAGTCTGAGCATTAACAAGACACTCATTGGCATCCTTGTAAGGAAGCTTAGCAATCTTGCACTTGCCCGGTGGCAGTAGTTCGGCAACCTCATTAGCTGCTTTGATACCCGGCTCATCCATGTCAAAACACAGAACAACTTCTGAATAAGAGTTAACAAACTCTAGGTTATCACGGATAGACTTAGCTGCTGACTGCGCTCCATTTGGGATGGAGACTACAGGCCAAGTACCACCAAGAACTTGATTGACAGTCATGCAGTCAATCTCACCCTCAGTAATAACAAGACGCTTGCCACCATTCTTCCATAGGTTCTGTCCAAAAAGCTCAGCACCCTTTGCTGATCCCTTCCAAGCAAACTGCTTATTAGGACCACGAAGATGCTGACCAATTAGCTCACCATTATTATAGTAGTTAGCAATCTGAACTTCCTTGCCATTTACCTTGGCTACCTGATAGCCATATAGTCGGCAAGTCTTTTCCGTAATACCGCGATCCTCAAGATCAATGTAAGAACCAGTGAGAGTCTTAAACTCTTTTGGTTGAATCGTAGCAATGTCATCAGTCATCTCTTTTCCTTTTGTATTACGGTGATAACTACACTTGAAACAATACACATGGTCATCATAGACCGCGAGATTATCTCCGCTGCGGTCTTCACCATTAGATGCGCAGCGTGGACATTCGGTTTTCTTTTGGAACAGACTCATTCATTTATACCTCACCACTCACGCATATCATCGCTATAACAGATATCGTTGCTTACCTTAATAGTACGAACAATCTTAAGAAGTAGTTCACGCGAAATACTAAAAGAAACAACAGGCTCATCTTTATCACTACGCAACCCATTTCTATCTTGTGGAGTTTCGTAAATAGCAAAGAAAGCATTGTCCTTATTCTTAGAAAATTCAATTTCCATATAATGATTTGGTGAGGTGTAACAATCTCCACCAACGATAATTTCTGGACCACCGCCAACTGGAAAGTTCATCTGTAACCATTCATCTGTCTCTATGTTATCCATCATTCGTCTTTTCCTTTGCCCCAACCTAATTCGTTGGGATATGAGTTCTTAATAGACTTGAATATACCAACAATCTCATTTCTTAGATTGTCACGCTGTTCAACCAGTTTATCATACTTTGCTTGAGTCGCTGTACCATCTGTCTCAATACGACCAATCTTATAGCTAAGTATTGCAAGATCGTAGACCATCTCTTCAAGTTCATTTAATGTTTTTGTTTTCATCGTTTCTTCTTGTCTAACAACATAACAATACCATCAACCAATTGTCCAGTAAAAAGTCCTAGTAGGTAGACAAAAAGAATAAGAAGTGTTCCTATCATAGTAATCCATTCTCCTGATCGAAGTTTACAAGTCTATCCATTAACAACAATCTTCAGTCTGACACCCAAGATAAGTAATACGGAATGGACTATTCTTATAAGTGTTGATAAGATACTGCATCTGTTCTTTTGTGCATCTAAAGAAAGTGAGATCTCTTTCGTAAGTCATAAAATTATATCCAGTGCTGGGTTCAAGAAGCTTAAACTTCTTGAAAGCACTAGCGCGCTTCTTATTTTTACCGTAGGTACAAGCTTCTCCCATGATCCAATCAACAGGGTCATTAATATCTTGTTCGTTGTTCAACTTAAAAGATATACAAAGATCGTAGTAAACAAAGGGAATCTTAAACTTTTTAACAAACTTTTCATTTGACTTAATAAGCATTTAATAAATACTCCTGTTAGCGGTGTGATATTCAGCGGCTACAAAGTATACGCCATGAATAAAATGATCCAAGAAACCAATAGTGGTACGAAGATAAGCAAGATCTTCATCACTAGAGAGCAGGGAATCAGAGTAGATCTTCCAAAGAAGATCACGCTGCTTCTGCATATAGGCAAGATCACAAGGGGCTTGGATAACACAGCGATCTCGATTGTTAGGATCAATACCGAAGTTCATAGTTGTCTCCATTGTTCTTCAATAATGTTTGCAATTTCTTCAAAGGTAAAGTCGTGGCCGTACTCACCATCGTTCATGCTGGTAAGCAAGCAAGTTTGTTCATCTCTAAAGTATGATGTATCACGACTAGGAATAGGCTTGTCATACTTAAACTCTCCATTGTCATCATTGATACCAGCCCACATACGAACATCTCTGGGTAAAGTACCAGTAATTCTATCAAAAGCTGTAACAATTGAAGAATCACTAAGCATACGCTGTTCGCAATAAGAATCTCTATTGTTGTTTTCTTGCACATACAAGTCGCAAAGAACACCAAGGCAGCAATAGGTGTTAGTATCTTGGTTATGCAGTACACCCTTGCCTTGTTGATACTCTCCACTACGCAAGGCAGCAACCCACTTTTCAGCAATCAATTGATCCATAGTTTTCCTTTTTATTGAATATCATTTACAATTTTACCTTCTTCATTAGAGTAAATGATTCTATCAAATACATGAGAACACCAAGGCATACAAAACTTACATGGTTTAGACATGCCCAACCTACCTGTCTTGCTAAACCGGAAGTTATAAAGAACCAGTTTATCTTGTGGTATCTTTATCTTTCGGAAGGCATCCAGTTCAGAGTGTAGATATGGGTACATGTAGCCATACTCAGCAGTCTTGGGATGAGTCTTCCAGTTATTAGTTCCAACAGCAAGCAGTCTATTCTTTCTAACGATCAGCGAGATATGCGCCCTGTCTCTATCGACAGTCGATGCAATATGCTTAGCCAGTTCAATCCAATGTTCCATTAAGAGCCTTCCAAGATATCGGGAATGCTTTGGCACATGCGTCATTGAGACACATAGCAACCTGTCGGCATTCATTCTGAGCGTGAGCATCAAGCCGTAGCTGGCACACACGGGCAAAGCCGTATAGAGAACCCGTCCAGTACCATTCAGTCATCATAGACTGAGGAAGCACGGCACGGGCTTGCTCCGGGCATACACCGTTGGCAAGCATCATGCTATAGGTCAGCATGCAGTAACGCATAGCATCCTCAAAGACATCTTGAGACTCAAGAGGATCATCGACAAGATCATCCATAGATCCCTGCTTCTTGTTATCAGCTTTCTTTCTCCAATTACCATCTGGATTCCAGAAGGTGGGATCATAGTCAACATAGCGGCGGCTTACTTCATTCCAAGCAAACCCGACCTGATGCTTCTGCAACTGTCGGGCAACAAAGATAGGAGCCTTAATTCTAAATTGTAGAGTACAGTGTGCAAAAGGACTCCAGTGATTGTGCTTTGCCAAGTACTTAATAAGCTTACTGTTCTGATCTTCTGTGTAGTTGGTAGCTTCTTTACTGAACGACACTCTAGCAGCATCAACAACCGTGTTGTCTGTTCCCATCTTGTCGATCAACTCAACTGAAATCTTTTCGTACATAATTCTCCTTTTGAAAAAAGGAAAGGGGATTTCTCCCCAATCCTTTTAGGTATTTACTTCTAAAGTGAAGTAACCGTCTTCACCTTTGTCAGCCCACTGCTTGGATACATGAAGGGAAGTTATCTGGGAGTCATCCTTCCAAATTTTTCCGTTCATAGTATCCAGAACAGCCTTGGCAAAGTTGTCAATATCTGCCTTCGGCCATTCCCTCTCAGTAGTTTTTGGACGCTTTACATATAACTCAATACTCACTGCTAGTTCTGTGTCAATAGGTTCAAAGTCTTTACCGATGGTTTCCCATACAATCTCTGATGCCTTCTCCCTGAACTCCTTGTAAGTACCTGTATAGTAAGCACCCCATTTACCAACCCGTGGTCTTGATGCAGCCACGGGATTGATATTAAACTTCCAGTTCAATTAGAATGGAAGGTCTTCGTCCTCAGTCTCTTCAACTTCGGGCGCAGACTTTGTAGTGGCTGCACCAACATATCCACCATCGACAGCACTAAAGCCACCGCCAGTAGATCCGGTCATATTGTTGGCATTCTTCTCCACAATCTGAATACCATTAAGGTAAACAGATAGGCTGTTATCACGGGCGACAACAGCGGGAGCAAGCTTCAAGCGAACCTTGTCACCGCCAAAAGGAACTGCATCAGTTTCCTGTGCAGCAGAATCTACGCAAGGGAATTTACCCTGCTCGACATACATTCGGCTCTTTGCCTTGAATGTCTTGACTCCATCCTTCTCCATGATACCATTGATCTTCTTAGCACCAGACTGCTTGAGCAACTCAGCGAGCTTCTTCTCAAGAGTCTTGTCAAGAAGAATCGTAATGTTATGGTTAGCCGAAGCTTCACCAAAAGCCGTATCTGGCTTAAGAAGATTGCTCCACTTAACTTCAACAACCTCAGTCACAAACTGAGGCATCTTCTTCATCTTCTTATTAACCATTAGTGGTCTTGTCCTTATTCATTTCGCTAGTGATCTGATTCACTTGCATGTTTAGGTCGTTAACAATAGCACTCAGACCGGAAGCAAGTCCGCTGAGATACGCAACTACGCTATCACTACGGATAGCAGGAACCATTTCCTGTGCGGGAGTGGTAACTTCAGTAACAACTCCATCAATCATTTCAGTTTCAGTGTTCATAATTTTTCTCCTTTCTGATATACAGTATATCTGTAGCCCCAACCATTGGAACTCAGAGTTTTATCAATCTAAACGAATCATTCTTATTTGCCCAAGCAAGCGACCAAGCAGGAAGTCTTGCCATTATTAGTAATGCAACCTCTGTTCCCGGTACTACTGCTAGGATTTCGCAAACAACAGCTGAATACATAGCAGCGTTTGGGAATAACTTTAAATTGTTATCAGCCAACCATTGTGTAATCTCTGTAATACGAGCATCGTGCTGTGGGTAAAACTCTTTAATATGTGCTGCTACTTTTTCCCACTTAGGATCAATAGAATCTTTATAAAAGGAATTACCAAAACCGGGAATAAACATTTTAGCTAAAACTGCAGTATCAATAAACTCTTTAGTCCATGTTAGATACACCGTTCTAGCTTCACTAATAGGAGCATGATGACCACCAAGTGTCATAATAGCTGCGGCTAATCCATTTTCAAGACGGCCTGTTGTTAGTCCTGCATTTAGCAGGGAATGCAAACTTGCATTTTCGTTTTGAATAGCGGACTCTTCATGCGCTTCTATAAATAAAGAGTATAAGAGTGGGTCATAGTTATTTATCAAACTCAACATTAAAGACTCATCATTTCAATGTAGGGTTTACCATCAACAACAACACCACAACTAATCACTGGTTTCTTAATATGGTCTTCGCCATACTTCATAGCAAGGTGCTTGCGGTCAACACCGCAGCCAACATTCATTCCGAAGAGGGAATGCATTGGGCTAACTTGCCAGTTAATTCCGGCGCAAGAGTGGTGATGACCAGCAACCACAGAAAGACCCATACCTTTAGCAGTGTTGAAAGCAGGATACAAGCCGCCACCCCCAACACCATGATAGTAAAACACACTATCAATAGTGTAGTTCTTAACCCATTGCCAACTTGTGTTATAAATTTCATTGAAGCTCTTAATATAAAAGTCGGGAATACCAGCATCTCCTGCAAGTCGGCGCACTCTATCATCGTGATTGCCTA